TGCAAATAAAGATCCTGTAATCCAATAATATCGTATGATTTAGGAGTACCACTAATTTGAATAGTAGGTTGATCCGTTCCAATTATTGTAGAATTAATAATTAAGGCATTAATTAGTATTTCACCCTTAGCATAATCAATAGTACCAATGTTATTCCTAATAACTGCAACTTGGTTGGAAGATAGAAGTTTAAACAAAATTACTCTTCCTGTTTTTCTGTCAGCATTTGGTATATCGGAAATATAGACAGTTCCGTTTATACCACTAACATTAAAACCAGAAGATTTGATATTATAACCATTTAATGAATTAACATTAAATGCATTACCATAACAAAGTTCATATGTTGCCAAATCTCCCAAAGCAGGCCTCAAATCCCTTCTCATCGCTATTCTAGTGATGTTAGAAGTGATAGCAGAGTCTGTTTGGTCAACTAAACGTGTTGCTTTAGAGAACTTAAATCGCGCTCCAAATGTGTTCAATTCACTTGACTTAGAATAAGTATTCAAAGTCGTTGTTATCGCTGTTCTAAGCGCATTTACGCTATTCGTAGCGTTTGCATTATAATAAGCACTAGTATCCATTTCAACGAACAGATATTTAAGATCTATAAGTTGTGGAAGAATTCCAGCGACTGTATAACGCTTTAATTTGTTCTTAAGTTCAATTTTTTCAATTTGAGACAAATATTTACCATTTTTTGGTTTTATACTAATAAAGACTTTTCCAAATTGTGGAGGATCCGTATCTTCACCTCCATAAACAGAAACTGACTCTGTATTAGAGTAAACATTGGAAATAATCGCTTTATAGTCATCTGCAGTTACCGCACGGTTCTGAGCAGAGTAAACTAAAGGTGCATATTTCTTAATTGAAGAAACTGGTTCAATATCATCACCATTTCTAGCTGAATCAACAGCAGCAAGGTCTGAAATTCCCTCTGTAACGTTAACTCCAGAATTATCTTCAATAGTTCCGGTGAAAGTAAAGGAATTTACGCCATTTGCGTCTTTTCCGTTTGTAGAAATGTAATTTACAGTAATAAAATTAGAATCTTCAAGTTTTTTACCAAATTTACCGTCTCCAAAGATAACTTCATACTTCTCATCAGCAACTTCTTGTAAAAGGAAGATTAAAGAGGTGTTTGTAACGTCAATTATGTTGTCAGTTAGCTTATAAACCGTTTTTAAGTTGGTTGAAGCACTATTTGGTGATACTGATACCTTAATTGTTGATGTATCAATGCTATCATTGGGTAAAATGAACCTTTCAATAGGAACATTGTCTCCAGACTCACGATATGTGAAAGTTTTAGTTAAATATGAACCTTCATAGATGTCAATGTCATTAAATTCAGCAATATTTTCAACAACAGGGACAGTTATGTCATTCATTATGGCAAAACTGTAGTTAGATGACGAAAAAGTGTTAGAAACAGCTACAATTCCTGCTTTAAGAGTTAATGTTAAAGGTTGTGTAGCATAAGAAGAGGTATCAACGAAGAAACTTACCTTTGCTTTTGCTGATTTCTTAGATCTTGGTGTATATCCGACGTTTCTAGCTAGTGCTGCGACGTTTTCTCTTAAAGTTGCACTGTCAATAAAGACTTCATTAGCAACCATGTTGCTATTATAGGCAGTAATGTAAGAATTATATGCTAAAGTGTCAATTAACACCGATATATTCGACCCTTCAAAGTCAAAATCAGTAAAATTTGAGTTTGATCTCAAATAATCCTTAATTTGAGTCTTAATATCCTCAAAATCTAAATTTGTGAACTGTGTAAGAGGCATTTATCTAAGAGATTCTAATACAAAATTAACAGATTGAGCAGGAATAGCGATTCCAACGATTTCATAGACGATAGTTACGTCAAAAGCATGAGAATCGTAGTAAGGAATAACCTGTACGTCCTGCAATTTCACTCTAGGTTCAAAATTATCAATAGTATTTGTAATTTCGTCAGCAATTATCGATGCTGAACCTGCATCCATTAATTCAAAAAGACTTTCACCTAGCCTAGAACCTAAATTTGGGTTGAATGGACGCTCTTGAAGATGCGTCAACACCAAATTCTTAACGGCACGAGCAATTGCACTCTCATTTTTCAGAGGAATCACGTCTCTAGTGATAGGATGAGGCCTAAAAGACAGTGAAATGTCTTTAAAACCACGTGATACTCGCTCGACCGGCATTTATACTAAGATTTTCTTTTATTTAGACGACTAAATCAGGATTCCACAGTTCTCCATCTTCACTTTCGGCACTAAACAAGTCATTTTCAGCAATATTTTTCCTAATTCTCTTCTTTTTAGGTGTTAAATCGTCTGCAACAATCTCTCGAAGCATTTTTTCATGCTGTACAGCACCTAAATTGTCTAAAAAATCGTTTTGAGCTTCCATTTTAGTTTGAGTTCCAACGTGGACCTAGTTTTTCTGCCGTACTATTTACATTTCTGTACTCGCAATCAACTAATTTACCGTTTCTTTCGGCAACATAGATGCGATCATAGCATTCAAAACCCATTTGTTCCAAATATTCGTCTAATTCTTCCCCTGTATTAGCATTTTCATAGTCATCTGACTCATCATACTCTGCATAAATGAAATCTACGTTCTTTAAATGCTTACCAGCACTCTTTAAAACCTTTAAATCATTACCTTGAGTGTCAGTTTTGAGTACATCTACCCTATCGTAATTTAAATTATCTAATATTTCCTTTAAACTAATAGTTTCGACGGAATATATCCTGTCAACGAGGTTTTCAAATCGTCCAATTGGCTTACAAAGAGAACTAGTGCCAGGGTCTCCACTAAGTCCATAGAAATCTTGTTCTCTGGGTTTACGGACATTAGAAACAGCAGCTTCAATAAGGTAACATCTATCCCCCGCATTTGAAGTCTCCACGTGCGAGCAACAAGATTTAAAGTTACCAGGATGTGGTTCGATTCCAATAACATAGACTGATTCATCTTGTAACCATTTAGTAGCGTTTGGCATATTAAAAGAGAGACCAATATCAAACCGGAGTTTTAATCCGGTTGATAGTCTCTTATTGATCCACTCATAGTCAATCATTTTCCTTGTCCCCGATACCTTTTGGGTTTTTTATTCCGAGAGGAAGCGGCATATTTCGAGTGTTTGCCGGTTCCTTGACGAGTTTTTTTCGGGATTGTTTCCACATAAGAACCACCCATTAAACTTCGCTTTACTTTAGCCAATTACATACCTCCATTAATAACGATGTGACTAATTACGACAAGGAAGGTACCTTGAAGAGTCCAAAGACTAAATGACGCGAGTTTTCTCATGTCCAACACGAATCCGAGGATCGCACCAAATTTCATAACCCGCTTCTATAGCATCTAAACAGAAACTAACGTCTTCTCCACACATATCTTGAACTGCTCCAGACTCAAAGACTTGCATCTTAGGTGCGAACCAAGGATACTTCATCTTCTCATCTTCCCATACACCATTCCTAATCATAACCCAACCAAACCCAGTGTAGTCTACAGTGAATGGTTTCTTACGCTTAGAAATAGACTCAACCGTTTCATGGTTCATTACTCCACCATTCTTACGGAAATCATCTTCCTCTAACCAATGTGCTACAGAGGTAGTGCTACCATCTTCCGTGGCATACCATCCAGCAACAATTCCTTTCTCTTCACCTTCGGCAGGTACAGCAAGATCACATAACTGCCAGAACTTTGCACTATCGAATACAATATCCGAGTCAATCCAAAGTTGGTAATCATACTCTAACTTACCATCCCAAGGTTTTTGATCAGGTCCACGAAGCACATTGGCACCTAATACTTTACACCTTGCAAAGTTAACCATAGATGAGTAATCCTGACTAATCTGAATACTCATGTTGTTTTGAACTAAATCAAAACATAACTGCACAAAGTTCTTCAAGAAAATATAAGAACATCCTCTACCTGGTAGGCAGAAGACTATCTTCTTTCCTTTCATCCTTGCTTTAATGGCATCTATATCCCACTGTGCTTCTTTCTTCTTGGGAGGAGCTGCCTTTACTGTAAATCCTTTAGCCATGAAATAATGCTCTCATCATTATCATTATACACGGTATATAGTAAACTGTCAATAACTATGTTCTTCTGTACAATTATTCTCTCTTGCTAATACTCTAGTAAATGATAAGTCTTTCTTAGTAACCTGTGTGTTAGGTCCTACCATACTATTCAACATTTGCCACCTTATTTGAAAATCCTCTTCACTCAAACAGTGAAAGAGGACTTCATTCTTTGCGTATATGTGATATTCATACTCTGTCATAGTCATCTTCGATTCGTACAATGTCTTCTTCGGTACATTCGTCGCCTACCTGTACCTCTATAATAGTTAGGCCTTCTTCACCCGCCATAATTCTGTGATTCACTTTTGTAGGAATATAAAAATACTTACCAGGGTAGGCATTCAGTGTATCTTCACCTAATATAATCTTCCCATGTCCGCCTACGACTACCCAATGCTCACATCTCTTATAATGATACTGTAATGACATATTAGAGTTGGGTTTTACAACCAACCTCTTTAACTTATACGAAGGTTCCTGAAAGTGGTTTTCGTAAAATCCCCATGGGCGAAAAAATCTTTGCATAAAATTTAATATAGGGAAAAAATTTGGACGCGAAAAATAATATAGCGAAAGCAGACTTTTGTAGGTTAGCGTTAGGTACTTTTTTAGATCGCATCGCCCGCCGCGCCGATATCAACGAACGACGGATAACTGCCGATCACTGATTATAACATAAGACTGCTAATCTGTCAAATCACGTTGTTACAAATGCGTGCTCCCATAAAGTATCAATATCCACTGACAAATCCTCGACAGTTACTGTTAGTTTCTCTGTCTCACAGTTTATATCAAATAGTGAGTGGTAATTTATCTGATGTGGGTTAAAAGAATCCCCATCAACTTCGAAATCCAAAGTAACACGAATACGCTGCAAATTAGGCGCAGAGTTGTTGTGCATAACCCTTCGAGAGATTGTCAATACTAATTATACATGAAAACAGTGCAAATTGCAAGGGGTATAATGTTACAAACCGTGTGTCTCATAGTTGACAAGAATCTCGTCTTATGTTACGCTCGCT